CAGGCCCGGCCGATCCTGCACTGCGTAAAGCGTGGCAAGCTACACACGAGCCGTTCTCCGTTGGTTGGGAGGGTGGTCCTTGGATTTCGTTCCAAAACGTGATGCCCTTGCAACAGGTAATGGGCTTTGTCGCAGAAGTAGCAGAGATCCACGATCAATTAGATGATTTCACAAAGGAGCAAGCCGGGCTCGCGATAGCAATGTCGTTTATGCATAACTTCGGTGAGTATACGTTATGGCGACAGCTAGCTGACATGGTAGAAACCGTGCGTGGTATGGAGCGCGGGCAAGCCTTTACGAAGAAGGGCATGCAAACGATTCTAGGACCGGCGATTACTGCAACTACATTGGGGCCGGGCGTCTCGCGTATGGCTAAGGTATTTGATCCTGTTGCACGCGACGCCCGGACCTTGACTGAGATGTGGAAAGCACGTATTCCCGGCTATAGCAAAACAGTAGCACCATTGCGTGACGGCTTTGGTGATCCAGTTATTCCGCCGACAACGCCTGGTACACCGTGGTTCGGCTATTTCCTTTCACCTATTATCCCAAAGATGCAGCCTGAGGAAACCGATCCAGTTAAAAAGGAGGCTTACCGGCTTAAGATTCATCTTCCGTATTTCTCCGATCATATCGGGCAAGGTGAGCTTGCGGTTGATCCGGAAACGGGTGAGCCACAAGATCAAGCGGATGTGATACCGGCCTTGCTGGGTGCTCAACGTTCAATTGCTATCAAAAGCGATGACCGCGAACGTTGGCAACAAATCTATCGCAACGTTATCCGTGGTGAGACTGAGGAGAATCCAGGGCTCAAAGGATTGATGGCTAGCGAAGGCTACAATACCGATCCTGAAACAGGTACTCCTACAACTGACGCTTACAAGCGTGAATTGTTCCAAGGATTCGTTAATAATGCGAAGAAGACAGCTGCACAAGCGTTGCTTGTGGAACGGCCACATCTGATGGAGCAAAATATTGTTAACCAATATCAGGAAGTCATGCCAAAGCGGCCGGCCGAAGTTCGTCCCGAGCTAATGCAACAACAAACAGAAGCAATCGATTCGTTCCGCGAATTGCAGCCAGAAGCGCAGGAAAACTTGTTGCAATGGGGTATTTTGGAACCGGACAAACCATACAAAAAGCCTAGTGTCAACATTCTCGGAATCGAAGCGTTAACAAGCCGTGGCTACGAACCCGTAAATCCGCAAACTGGACAGGTGGGCCGATAGATGATCGTCAACGACACTCCCCCACGCAACGAATACAACGCTGTTGGCATTGCCGACTCGTTTGCCTATTCCTTCGGCATTGTCGATGCTACGCATATCGAGGTTACTGTTAACGGAACTATTGTTAGTAACTACGTAGTCACGGGCGTCGGTAGTGAGTTCGGTGGAACGGTGTTATTCGACGCCCCTCCAACTGGCGTTGTATTGATCTATCGGAAGCAGCCGATCTCCGCAACCTCTCGTTACTATAACAACGAAGGGTTCCCCGCTACACGCATCGAAACTGATTTCGCTCGTCAAGCGATGATTTCGCAGATGCTATCGGAGCAGATAGGCCGGGCACTACTATTCGACAAGCGCAGCTTGTTCAACGTTTCATCGATGACCGATCCCGACGCCACAGGGAAATTCCTCTACGTCGTCAGCCTCGATCCATTGATTCTGGGATGGGGAACGTTGGAGGCTAATGGCACTATCGCAGTGCCGTTGAGCTTCGGTGACGGTGGCACTGGTGGTAGTTTTGCAGGGCGTGATGATCTTTCCATTACTCTTGGCCTAGCTCGTTCAGTTCAAGTTGCAATTACTCCTTTCGGAGGTAGTCTAGCACTCCCAGATCCTCTAAACGCAAACAGTATCAAAGTTCAGGATGGTGATTTCTCGCAAATCTCCACTTCGGGTGTGCCTATCGGTACGGTTCTCGTGTTGCACTATGAAGTTGGTAGTAATATCATCACCAATAGTGCGTCTCTTCGTCTTGAAGGGGCGGCTAACTACACAACGGCGGCGGGTGACAAGAGCATCTTCTATCTACTAGATACTACGTGGTACGAATTGTTGCGGATTCCAAATCACGTAGCGGGCAACGCTACTAAGTTCCGTCGCGGTGACGGCACCTGGCAGGCGCTAGCCGTGCAGTACAACCCGGCCGGCATTATCCAAGGGCTTCGCCTCTCGAACAATGTCAGTGACCTAGATAATGATATTGATATTGCGGCCGGCGATGCCTTCTCCGATGATGCCGATCCAACGCTACGCGTATCGATGGCTCTTGCTGCAACGATGACGAAACAGCTTGACGCTACTTGGGCGGCTGGCACGAACGCCGGAGGCCGGGTTAGTGGACAAGCCTTAGCCGATGGTCCATGGCACGTATTCTTGTTCCGCCGTTCTGGCGGTGCCTACGATGTTTGCTTCTCCAACTCGTTGACGTTTACAACGCCAGATAGCGGAACCAATCGCATCCGCATCGGCTCCATCGTTCGTACTGCGAACATTAGAAAGTTTATCCAACGCGGGCGTCGCTTTTACTACGAACCAATCTCACTCGACTTCGATGCTAACGCAACTGTGGCAGCCGCGGATGTTACCCTACCAGTGCCTACGGGCTTCGCCGTCGTTGCCATGATTAATATTCACAAGGTCTCTACGTTTGCGTTGCTTAGTCCGAAGGATATCGCAGACCAGGCTCCGTCGATCACGGTTTCGCCATTAGCGAATATCGGAGATGGTGGCGACGCTACCGCGCAAGCGATGGAAGTACTCACCGACACTGCTGGTAAATTCCGAATCCGGGCAACGGGCACCCAGGCAACCAAGATCGTTTGTACTGGCTGGATCGATATCGAGTTGCTAACAATGATGGGCTAGGAGTCTGGTATGGAACATGAAGTCGTTACCCATGCGACTAGCTGGCAGCCTCTAATCCAGACTGTATTGTTAACACTTATTACTACGACCGGTACGGTTTTTGGTGTTTGGTTCAAATACAAGTACGATCGAATGGAAGGGAAGATCGACACTAACACTTCTGTAACGCAGGAAACCCATAAATCGGTTAACTCAACTGCAACGCGCCTTGCAGAGGAGAAGACAAAGCAAGATCAACTAGTGCAAGATCTACTAGCACAGGTTGCAGTGCTACGCGACCAAATAAAGGAGATGAAAAATGACAGTTAGCTTGGTTCTACGAATCGTCGCGATCGTTTGCTTTGTCCTAGCAATCTGGGGCGTCCCACTCCCGGCCTTAGCAATGGTGGCCGTTGGCCTAGCTGCATGGTGCGGCAGCACACTTCCATAAGGAGATCAAAAATGGCAGATTACAACGACGCGATCAACTTGCTGGCTAAGCTGAATACCGAGGAGACCAACTGGCGGATCGCGCGACAGCAACTAGGTGAGTTGTTAGAGGCCGCCCGGGCAGCGCAGGCGGAAGTCAGCGCCCTAACGAAAACGAAGGAAAGCATCGAAGGATCGATCAAGGATCTGGAGAAGCAAATGGCGGCGGGAAGTAAGCGCGTCACCGACGCAATCGCGCAGTTAGAGACGGAGAAGCGCGTAGATTTGGAGCAGCGCATGGCGAAGGCTACTGCACAAGTGGCAGTGGAAGAGAAGCGCGCGGCTACTGCCAACAAGGTTTCGGAAGCTGCCATTAAGATTGCGGAGGAAGCAGTAGCTCGAAAGGAAGAAATCCTACAACAGTTGGCAGAAGCTGATCGAAAGCTAGCCGACGTGCATACTGCGATCGACAAGTTTACAACGGCGAGGGGGTAGGCAATGGCCGACTTCGTCTTTAACGTTGCTAAAGGGAAGGCAGCGGAGAAGTGTGCCGATGCGACTACGTCGCTTGGCATACTCATCCTGGCTACAGCGGGATTAGAAAGCGATGCTGTACTTAAGGATAAAACGACGTTGACGGACTTGGTATCTGGTACTACCAACGAAGTCACCAACAGCGGCTACGCACGAAAAACAGGATTGACAGCTACCGTTGCGGTGGATCAATCTGGAGACAAAGTCACTATCGATGTTGCAGATCAAACATGGGCGGCTGTTGCTGCGGGCGATGGTTGGTCAAAGCTAGTGACGTTCCTCGACGAAGCCGGCACCGATGGTACGCGAATTCCGCTAACCGCCCACGACTTCGTCGTGACGCCCGACGGCACTGACATCATCGCTACGATCAACGCAGCCGGGTTCTACAGTGCGACTTAGGATAGGTATCGGCCTTCCGGTTGTTGCGATGCGACCCAAAGCCGTAATCACGCTTTGCTCTAACTTGATGCGTATGCAAGGAGAGAAAGCGTTGCTTACGGTGGAGGGTCCATACGTTCAGCATAATCGTAATCTGCTTGTCCGTACCGCTCGGGAGAATGAGTGCTCACATTTGTTCTTTATGGATCATGATATGATCTTCGAACCAGATGCAATCAATCGATTACTCGCGCATGATGTAGATGTTGTAGGGGGTGCCTATAACATTCGTGGGATCTTACCACGTGAGCTAAATGTATGGGTTAATGAGGAGCGACTAGCAACGTTGCCAAGAGAGTTGTTCAAAGCGGATGCGATCGGCTGTGGTTGTATGCTCATTCGGATGAGTGTTTTCGACGCCCTTCCATTTCCCTGGTTCAAAATCGAAGAAACCGAAGACGATCTACAAGTTACCGAGGACATTTATTTTTGCAACGCAGTGCGGAAAGCAGGCATGACAGTGTGGTGCGATCCTACTATTCGCATTGGCCATCTAGGGGAGTATACCTACTAATGGCTGTCGCGGTAGCACGTAAAACAGGATCAACTACGACAAGCGTTACTACGTTTGTCGATGTAGCCGATTTGACATTTGCTGTTGCTGCCAGCACTGATTACTATTTCCGTTTCATAGTTCATCACAACTCTGGAGCGACTACTACTGGTATTCGTTTTGCGATTAATGGGCCGGCCGCGCCGACTGCCCTTCGTGTTGGTGGCTTCGTGCCAATATCAACAGTAGCCGCCAACTTCGGTAGCCAAACTGCTTACGATACTGCGATCTTTGCATCTACTACAGGGACTACAGTTGATGTTATGTCGATCATCGAAGGCGTATTCCGTAACGGAACTACGGCCGGCACTCTCGCCCTGCGCGTTGCCGCCGAGGTAGCAGCTACTGTTACGGTACTTCCCAACAGTCACGGGATTCTAATTTCGTAAATGCCGCATGTCCTTAAGCGGGTTCCAACTACTGTAGTCCTCGATTCGTCAGCGGGCGTCCTACAGGAACTTACCGATCTTCGAATCTCGGTATTCAACGGGATTCCTATCTATTATCGTTTTACGATTCACTATACTACTGGCAACAACATTGGGATCCGCTTTGGTACGTTGGGAACGGCTGGGACTGCCCGGGTGGGTGTCGCCCAGCCTAACAGCGTAACTGCCGCTGGTTATCGTTCCAATCTAACAACTAACAACGTCAATAATGATATATTCGCCGAGACGGCGGGCAATACAACAGCGAAGATGGCAATTCTCGAGGGTGTGTATGTACCAACAGCGGATGGTACATTTGCGCCGATGGCTTGCAATGAAGGATCGGGCGCCTGTAGTGTTCTAGCAGACAGTAGTGCGATCTACTATATTACTGCTATCGCGGTAAATCCACCTACCGAAACGGATGCTGCGACAGCAATTGCGCGCTCAAAAAGAATCACAATTGGGATTGCCAATGAGATTGACGCATCTATCGCTATTGGCGCAAGTCAATCATCGCCCAGTCAAAACATCGCAGTTGGAACTGCTACGGAGAGCGATAGTGCATTAGCTATTGGCAAATCGAAGAGTCGAGCCGTTGGCGTTGCTAGCGAAACTGACACCGCGACTGCTGTCGCCCGGACAAAACGACTTACTATTGGCCTTGCTAGTGAAACTGATAGTGCGTTAGCAGTAACGCTAGGCGCGGCTGCGCCTATTGAGTTGTTCCGTGCGGGTCGAGTCCCTGTTCGTCACACCCCTGCGGGCGTTGGCGTTGTTCCAATTCGAGCGGCAGCGGCCGGGCCGGGCGTTGTTCCGATTGTGGTGACGACTTCGACTGAGCCTGGTGTGGTTCCTGTGGTAGTGACTGCGGATACGGCTGGTGTTGTGCCTGTTGTCGAAGTTCCATAACCTCTAGGATTAGTGCGCGCATATCCTCCCAAAACGTACCTGGTCGGTTCTCTGTTTCTTGGAGCAAGATTTGTAACTTAAAGTCACTTAGCATCTTCATTACCATCAGTTGCTACGCCTTGTATATATCTGAGACTAAAATATAATCGCTTGCCCATCATATCTTGCCAGGAAACAGCCCAATCTAATTCTGGGTCTCGCTTAAACGATCCGGCTACTACTGCGAACCACTTTCCATACATAAAAACATGTGTAGCCTTTGCAAGCAATTCCAACTCAGTCATTGGGCTTCGCTCCATTCTCCGTTAGCATTATTAGTATTTCGCTGCCTCTAACCTTCGGTTGTTCGATTGTTCCGTCTTCGACTAGGGTTAGGGTGATCTGATCAAATTCGTCAACGGTGACGCCAACATGGCGTAGCAGATTACGGCGCAAAGCGCGTCGGCCGGGCGTTCCTTCTAGATAGGTTATGTACTTGGTCCGTTGTTGTTCGTACTTCTCAGTACCGCTCCATTTCGTTACACGCCGCACTTCGGGCAATTGATCTTCGATCATTTTGATCGCCCGGGCCATGTTCACCGAGCTTATCACCAGATTGTCGCGTTCGGAAATCGAAAGCAATTGCGCAAGCTGAATCGCAGTTGCGTGACAACGATGGTAGAAAGCGTCAGTGTTCTTGTCCCCGGTCTTTTTCCCTGACATTAGTTCATACCATGCACTGTACATCTTCTCGGCATCGGGCTCGGCCGTCATTATCCCCTGCAATCCGGAGATGTGTTGCAAGTCGTGAATCAAGGCCTCGCGCAATGCCTGCCGTTCAAGTGCCTCGCGCGATAGCGGCTTTAGCCAGCCTGGATTTGCATGGCGCTTCTCTTTTTCGATAACCCAGATTATGCGCCCGGTTAGGCCGGCCACTGCGTCTGCTGGCAGTACAGTTAGATTTTTGGGGTCGGTTGCCGCTTCAACAACAGGATACAAGTTGTACAAGCGTTCAAGAGAATCGCGTACAGTCATATGATCGTAGACGTCCGGGCACATATAGGTGGTTGTCAGCAGAATAACCATCTTGCTTGCACGGTGTCGTTCCGTCCCGAAAAGGTTAGCAAGCTCATCCGAAAATAAAACAAAGTCACCTTGTGGCTCCTTTTTATCTTTTGGTGCCTTCTTGTACATGTACTTGATTAGACCTTGTGGAGTCATATCGTCACCAAAGATTTGGAGATCGGGAAAAGCTTGCAGTAGGAGCTTGCGTCCATAAACCATTGCGGTGGTTTTGCGCGCAGCTGCGCTCTCCGCAACTATGAAAACATAGAGGTTGGGGTAAACAGGCCCGTACTCCATCTCGATGTGAACTTTGCGACGCAACGCAGCAGCTAGGCAGACGAGGCCCGTCCAACGATGCAACGACTCCTTAGCTTCTAGGTTTGAAGTAACGTCTAGATAGCTTTGGAGCCAATCACCTAGAAGGCGATCACTCACACCAAATTGCGATACGTAAAGCGGAAATCACGAATATTGTCACGCTGTGAACCTTCGTATACATGATAAGGATCGACTCGAACACAACGTCGTATATTGCATTTATGATTGGCATTTTCCGTTGGTAGACTTCCGGTTGCTAGCAGCAAGGCATATCTGTGTGCCATTATTTGTTTATAACGTTTAGCTACAACTACACTAAACGCACCATAACCTAGATTTGTACATCCGGCAGTCCATAACCAGCAACCTTTACTATGGTCATGTTTGTTACAACCTTTGCAAACCTTATTCCAAAACCTGATTATGTCATTTGTATTTATAACATCTTTCATGGTTTCACATCTTTCATATCTTCGCTTGCTAGGGTAGTGCCTATCTTGAAATCCATGGGAACTACTAGATCATCTTCCTTTTTGCCAGGAGTAATGACAATAGGTTCCTCGCCAATCTCTTTAACGATCCCCATTGCCCAAGCAATCAAATCGGGATTATTAGGTATCGACATAACGCAGCTATCATGTATATTCAAACGAATGTCCATACCATTCCATAAAATAATATCAGGAGTCCGTAGGCCACGGTGAAGGCCAAGTTTCCATTTATCCCAATTCTCTTTGCCATACCATGCCTCCCACGCCCACCTCAGTTCATCACCAACATCATCCGAAAAGATCCTGCAACACTTACCAAGCGTACGAACAAGCATTGCACCGATCGTGCATTGTGGATAACAACTGTACGCGCTACGCAGGGTGTTATCATCAATAGGGGAGTAGGCGTTGACACTATGAAACACTTTGCGGAACCGGACCGGGTCTGGCATCCATATAGTTTTTGTTCGTTTTAGGCATTGCTCACACCAGGCATGGTACTTGAGTTTGATTTCGGGGAATAGGGCTCCGTAGATTTGGAGTAGAATTTCTGCCAGGCGTTTGCTAATTCCAGTAATAAGTGCAAACTTCTCGGCCCCCATGCCATAGTCGTAAGCATGTACGCACCGCTTCGAAAGTTCCCGCTCCTCGTCACCTTTACGATACTCGCTGGGAGGTTTTGAGTGGAAGAGGGGCGTTCCCGTATCAGGATTGTTTGGGGTTTGGATTTTGTTTTCCTGGACAACCTTCGCGATGAGGGCGCAGACATGATTGTGGACGTCT